TTCTATCCGTTGTGTGCTCTTGCTGAACCTCAAGCTTTGCAATACGCTCACCTCCAGTAGGCTTCATTTCATTTCCCATAGTCATAATTGCTGCCGTCATTTTTCTCTCCATATTCACCAACTTATTTTGTGAATTGTGATGTCGTTCACTTTGTTTTAACTATTCACTGCTATAAGTTGGCTTTGTTAAAGCTGATATAAGACTGACTCCTGGAAAGGCCCGGTTTGCAACACTGGGCCTTTTTTATTTGCTGTATTCCTCTACAATCACAATTCCTGCAGTTCCAACTCCGCCTGTACTTGCAAAGAATTTCGATCCACTTCCGCCAGAACCGTATCCAGTCCCACTTTTCCCATTAGCGTTACCGGTTCCATTAAGGGCTCCTCCGCCAAATCCTAATGGGTTGCTGGCCCCAGCCCCAGTAATAGCAGTAACGTTAGCAACGTTAGTACCAGGCGATCCAGCTTGCCCGACGATCCTAAAATCTCCACCGGTACCACCGGTGCCGCCAGCCCCACCTGCTGAAGATGTCGGTGACCCAGATGTTGTGTTTCCTATGCCTCCAGAAGCACCATTAGCACTCATTAATGAGCCAAATGAGGTGTTGCCACCATTACCTCCGTTGCCACCCGCGGCCGAACCTGCCGCACCTGCTGCCCCGATCGTAATTGTCTGTATACTTTTAAATTGGCTCTTATAGAAAATACCGACTGCATATTCACCAGAACCCCCGCCCCCACCTACTGCGGTATCACCATTAGTTCCACCAGCACCGGCACCACCCCCAACAATCGTAACTTTTATGGAGTATGCCTTGGAATTAGGAACCCATGTTCCGCTAGACGTGAAAATAGTGGTGCCTAACCAACGGCCATCGCCTGCAACCTTTGGAGCCAAAGCCGTACCATTTGGCAAATTAGGGCTTTGAGAAACTGCGGCCAATTGACTCAGGCCGTCATCTTGCTTGGTCAGATCCTTCATCAGGCGCTGGGCCTTTTGCATCGGCTGGCCGTAGGTACCTTTAGGGGCTGCCATTATTAATAATCTCCACCAATCGCGTGTAAATTGAATGTTTCGGCGTTATTAGTAGATGCCTTTAATATATAGTTAGTTGGCAAAATCAATCCATTCTCATAAGTGATTTCCGTGCTGTAGACCTCAACTGTGGTGGATGGGGTGATGGCCCCGACCAAGTGTTCTGACAAAAGGCGATTGTTAGTGCCATCATAAATAAATAAACGCACAACCCCAGCCGTTGTAGTGCCAGTTGCCACAATTTTGACCGAGTCAATCCGGCTTCCCGATCCCCCAGCAGCAAAGACGTTGCCTAATGTACCGGTGCCATCGCGATTTGTATTGGCCGTTGCAACCTGACCTTCACCACAACGTGGTGTACTTGCGTAATTAACTGTAGTAGCCATTTTTTAGTCCTTTCTAAAATAAGATATAATCGATCAGCCCAGAGCTTCCGCCCCCAGCCAATTCTTTTAAGATTTGGTAAGTTCCGTCATAGGTGACTTCGACAAGCTGCCCTGCTCTAATGTCACCAGCAGCCAGAGGTGATTGATTGAAGCCTTTGCGAATGTCTTTGGTAGCAAGGCCGTCAACCGTCATAGTTGCTGCCGCCGTATTGGTTTTATCGGCTAAGAACCGAATGGTTGCGTTAGGGGCGTATGCCGTTGTTGCAGGAGACAAGCCAACCTGGTAAAGGTTTCCTGCTCCCGTTGAGGTTCCGCCCCAAGTGTTATCACCGTCTTGGACTTGACCGACTGTTGCATATTGGTCACGGGCCGTACCATCGGCAACGTTGGTGTGCTTAAACCCGCCCATCGGAAGATTAGCTGCTGCAGGTGATTGACCATCGCGGGTTATGGCTGTCGATAGACCGGTTGCGAAACCGTCCATTTCAGCATCCATACGGTCGGCACGGATTTTAACCCCGTTATTTCTGTCGACCTGCCAGTTGTAAATACGTACGAATGTGCCGTTACCGTTATATGGCATTTGAACCCTCGATTTGACTAAATTGTAATTAATGAATACAATCCCATCCGTTTTTAACTAAACGGAGGGATAAAGATGGAAAGATATGCTGGTATTTTAATCTTAACCGGATTGATAGCTATAATTTACGGTTTTTCAGACCAGTGGTATACGGCTTACAAGGTTGAAAAAGTTTATAATGAGTATAAAAATGAACGATTTATTGACGTAATATTCGCCAATAAATAATTATGGGTTAACAGCTTGCTGCCCCTGTAAAAGCGTGAATACCAAAGCTGCCGCCGCAGGGCTTGATGTGGGTATCTTGCGTAATTGCTGGATGATCTCAACGCTTCTGGGATTTGTTAATAGATTTGCCAATTCTCTGGCATTTTTACCAGCCTTCAGCTTGATCATCCAATTTTTAAGGAACCCAAGGGGTTGAACAGTCGAGAATTCCAGGGCTGCGTTAACCAATCCGCCCTCACCCATGCCATCTAATGTCTTGGTGACGGATGATGTAGACGATCCGGGGGCAAGCCTTTTTCCCTGCGCTTCAAAAACATCCATTAAACGCTTAAAATCGTTATAAGTGGCACTGCCTTCCGGTAATGCAGAAAATAAAGCCTCAAGATTTTTACCCTGCTGCTTATTTCCCTGAATAATGGAAGCGAATTTCGCCCCACCCCATTGATTAGCCCCGCTCATTAATTTTTGAGTAGCCTCATTAAAATGGTTTTCCAGAGCTTGCCTGACAAACGTTTGCGTAGATTGCGGGTCTTGCTTTACTAAATTTTCTATAGTTGATTTAGCAACTGATGGCGTCATATTGCTGGCTTTTGGGTCAAGCAATATTGCGGCCTGTTTGTTAAAATCACCTGTTGCGGCTAATGATCCGGTCGGCTGGTTTTGTAGTGGCCTGACGATATTCTGCATGCCCTCCGCATGCGTGGCACGGGCAGATTGATATACGGGTGAAACTTGGTCGGTTATTGATAATAGTTTATCTCTTTTTGCTTGTAGAACCCTGGCTTTGTTTTTAAAGCCATCGTTTAAAAGGCCAGTAATTTCATCGTCTAACTCTCTTTTCACTAGATCAAGAACCGCAATGCTATTATCACCATACTGACCCAACTCATCATCAAAGGAACTATCAGAGCGTAATTTTTTAATCTCTTCTTGTATTTTTCTGTCATTGGCAATTTTTTTATACAATTCATCAGGTATAATCTGGTTTGCGGATTCGGCATACAATGGCGCTGATATATCGCCAACCTTTTTCTCAGCATTCTTTAAAACCTTTTCAGCAGCTCCCTGTACATTTGCCCCTATTGCGCCTGTATCCTTCGCCTCTGCCCCAATTTTATTTAAAACACCCTGCATAGCCTGATCATTGCCAGAAACGCGCTGGTTCATCATACGATCCATAATAGGAGCGCCACGCCTGGATTGCTCAACAGCCCTTTGGATTGCCTGTAACTGATTATTGCCACCTGTCGCTTGCGCGATTGCCTCAGACCCAGTAAGGGGTATTCCTATAGTCCTAGAGGCTTCCTGCAATGCCCTGGCTTGTGCCATTTTTGCCGGATCGACACCTAATGTGGCCTCATTAATTAAGTTTACAACGCCCTGGCTTGGCCGACCCGCAGCTTGGGCAATAGAACTTTTTGCCAGATTGACCGCACCACCAGCTAGACCTCCGCCCAACAATCCCGCACCAAATTGGACATATTCATTTGCACCTGCTTCCGCAGCCCCTTGTTGTGACGCTCCGCCCACTGCCCCAGCAAGTGCCAAGGGAATGCCGCCAAAGCCAAGGCCGCTTGATGCGCCACTAATAGCACCCCCCAATATTCTTCCCTCAGAGCTTTTAAACGGCGCGTCAGGCACGGCACCAAAAACGCCTTGACGGACATATTGCGAACCTGGCAATTGCGTTTCACGGTCAACGCCCAATAAAGCATTTCTAATGCTTCTGCCTGTCGGCCCATTAATTCCTAAGCGCTTATTATTTTCAGCTTCGTCGCGATCAAGGAAATTTATCAAATCACCAGGCAATCCCAATATATTTGACACTCCGCCAACATAAGACGAAGCTATGCGATCAATCAAATTAGGTTCACGGGCATTCGGATTAGGTGTGCCAGGCAAATTCACCTGGTTAACTTGGCCAGCCTGAACATTGCCACCAGCTTGAATTGGGTTATCCATAGCCATAGGGCCGTTCAAAGGAACGCCGCCCCCAATGCTGCCATCAGGAGATTGTTGATTTAGCAGGGTGCCTCCAGCTATAGGTTGTTGTGGCCCTTGCTGATCCGCTATATAACGGTCAACCTCATTGGCAATCTCTTCATCCGGCATGTTATCAGGAAATTTTAATATTGTCCCGTCTGGTAATTTAATTGGTTTTGCCATTATTCATCTTTAAAAGTTCTGGTTACTGGATCGTAGACCCTTACTCTGCCTGGTGCGTTTTGCCCTGGTTGTGTTGGCATTGCTGGTTGCTGGCCTTGATTTTGCATGGTATCCAGTGATACTCCTGCAATATCAGCTTGTGTATTCAAAAAGTTTTTCAACCCTTTCATTTTTCTCGTGATACTAGCCGCAGGCTCTCCTGGATTAATAAGGAAAGATCGAAGAATATCAACAATTTCAGGACTAGTTGCAGCTGCCCCTGTCATTGTTTTTTGAATGACTTGATTTATTGCGCCGATATTGCTTTGCCATTGCTTGGTTTGAGGAGCAATATCTGAAGAAAGGCCACCAATGAACCTGCCAACTCCGCTATCCAACAATGTTGTTGTTACACCATCAGGGCTAAAGCCTGATGCCATCATTTTTTCCATGTCCTCAACAGCGGGCATTGCTAACGCCAAGAATGATCTGGCTTTTGCCTGCGCTTCGGTTAATTTTGGATTTATGCCAGCGACATCCCTAACGGTTATATTTGAGCCATTAGGCGGAATGACTTGACCGCCTAATTCAGGTTGCGTTGGCTGTCCACCACCCTGTAATGGCGGCTGCCCTGGATTTGCCACACCTTGATTGCCATAGCCCGCAAATGTCGGCGTTCTATAAGCAGACATATTTGGCCTGATTGTTATTTCCTTGCCATCAACGATCTGCGTTCTTGGGGATGATAATTGATTATAGATAGCCGCGTATTCCTGGGTAGATGGGTCACCCTTAACTAAATAACTGATGGCCTGCTGCTCAAAGCCGGTACCCTGCAACAAACCTTCGTTTTTATTTTCCGCCGGATAAAACCGGCCATCACTATCCCGCTGGCCGCCCTCAACATCAAAGAATTTATTTCGTTCGCTTGCCCTGGCCGCAGCCAAAGCTCTTTGATTTTCCATTTCGCGACGCTGGGAAATGTCATTGACTTTTAAGTCAAGTCCTAATCCAGCCGTATCCTGGTTACCACCCAATATATTGTAGTCTACCTGCTCCCCTGCCAAGGCTTTCGATAATGTATCCGTAGCGGCCTTTTGGGCCTCTGTTTCCTTGTCTCTGACCCTGCGTCCTGCATATCCGGCCAATCCACCCTGCAATACCCTTCCCAATGCTTCCCAGGGCGACGTTACAGGTGATGTGTCATAAGCACCCTGCATCAACGCATCAGCAAGCTTTTGCCTTGGTTGGAAACGCTGCCTAATATTGCTTTGAAGTATATCGCCAATCCCGCCAGCCATTATTTAAATAACCCTCCCGTATATCCACCGAGTACCATGCCGCCCAATCCGCCAATTGTGCCGAGTGCCTTATTCCAAGGATTGTTAGCATTCTTTTCTTTGGCTGCCTGCAATTTTGCGTTATAAGAGTTGTAAATATTTCCAGAAATATCAGTGCCTTGAACGTTTGTTCCAGGTGCCTGTGCGAATTGTGGAACTTGAGGCGTGCCAGCACCACCGAGTAAGGCTTGTAACTCAGATAATGGCTGAGTGCGCTGCAAAAGACGCTCTTGAATACCCTGCTGTCTGGCCGATGAATTAATACCGTATAAACGGCTTTGCTCATTCCCACCCTCAAGAATTGCCTTACTTTGAAGGTCAGAATAAGCAGAATTTCGGTTATTTCTAAAATCATCCAATTGCTTTTGATATTGCGGATTTCCAAGGCCAATGCCACGATCAGACAGATTTTGACGTAAAGCGTCCTCGTCTTGCTTAAACCGGCTGTCCATATATCCTTTATTGCGGTCAATCAAAGCCTGTTCAACTCTTTGCCTGTCGGCCGAATAATCCGTTTGCAATTGCGGCAGACCATCGTAATTAAAGGGCTGGTTAAGCGCCTGTCCCACCCGATCACTATATTGGTTTGCCATGCCGGATAACTTGCCCTGCAAATCCATCTGATTGTTAACTGCACCCTGCAATCGTGGGTCGAGCGACTGGGTTTGCGTCCACGTATCGCCATTTTTTGTCCACGTGCTAGACCCGTAAGGGCCAACCTGGTTTGTTCGATTGAGTTCAGCCTCAAGCCTGGCGGTTGCCGCATTAGAAGCTGTTTGCGCTGCCGATACCGCTGCCGGATCAGGGGCTTTCGGCATTTTTGCTTTTTTACCCATTTACCCACCTCATGGCTTGTTCCTTCATGATTCCAATAATAATTGCGTCTTTTTTGCCGTCATAGCCTTTTTTAAGCAATCCCTCAATCTCAAAGCCAATTCCTTTCGCCAATCTCAAGGTGCGCTGATCATCCGCTGCAATGGTTGACGTCATACGAACGCAGCCAAGCTGCATAAAGGGATAATCAAGCAATTTGCTTAATACACCCTTTTGGCACCATTTTTCAGAAACGCTTGCGATGTGAAATTCAACATCAAAGTCCCGATAATTGCTATAAACTGCACCAGCAATCATCTTTCTTTCATGTTGGATACCTATGGCTCTGAAAAGTCCGAAATCTGATCCGCGATCAAAATTACTAAGCTTATTGGCTACCCAATTAGCTACTAGGTGATCCTCACCGAATATTAATTTCAAATGTAGTTGCCCGTTTCAAATAATACGTCAAAAGTCTGTAAGGATACGGAAACCGCATTCGTTGATACTTTGCACTTTATGGAAGCGCAGTAGCATAACCCATCGATTGATGACCATTCATCATTGACCACATATCCCCCGGCCCAATCTGATAAATCCCAAAAACCCTGATCCCAGAAAGTTCCACCCGAAACTCCAGTTGTCGGTGTTCCATTGACATTGTCGTCAGGGCTAAAATTAATGCTTATGCCAAAAGCTGGGCTAACAACCGCGTCAGCTAGAATGACTGGTCTTAAAACATTCAGTTTTTTTAGCATGGATGGGTCTACGCCCAAATACGAAAAAGCGGTCTTCAAATACCCATTAATGTTCGATCCGTTATCTGATTGGCCATAATCCGCATGGTAAACCCTGCCATCATTGCCACCAAAATATAGATCGCCGCCAAGAAGTGACCAACAATTGGCATTTTGGCCTATAAACCTGCACCAAGCTTTAGATGCGGTATTCATCACGTACTGATCCTGAGTTGTATTAACAACCCGCGGCACATTAATGATAAGCCTTGTACCCTTGGGATAGTAAATGCCTTCCCAACCGAATATATTGCCATAAACAGCCAAGTTTTGTGTGTAAGCGTTAGTGATTTTCCTGGTAATCGCTGTTCCTGTATTCTCGATTGCCACCTGAAGAATTGTTGAGAAATCCTCAACGCCTGTGTTGGTGATCAACAATAGTTGCGAACCGACTTTGAAAATCGATCTTCTACCTAAAGGTATACCCAACTTGAACCGCCCAATGATCGCCCAGTCAGAAGCTCCTGGGTTAGCACCCGAATAAATTAAGGTTTCGCCAGTATCCATTACGAAAACGGCAAACTCGTTCGCTCCTGTCTCCGTCCCCCTAGTCCATGTCCCCATCACCATTAAGGAACCGCCATATTGACCGGCAGCACTTAAATCAAATTCTGTTAAAGCCCCAGCAACCGCATCAACCCCGCCATACCATACGCTGGCGCTGTTTTTTGGAATGAAATACACCCTGTTCCTATAGGAATTAACCCCAATTAAAGTAGTTAAGGTAGGCCCAGTCCAAGCTGGTGATGTTACTGTAGTGCCATCGAAATCCTGCGGCACATCAGTGCCATTAACCAGGATTAATCTGCTTTTAAAATTTATCGCTTGCCATCTATTTGAATTGTAACCCATCGCTAATTGCGTGCCAGCGGTCTTTAGGGTAGCATCCCATAATTTACCTCCAGCTGCCGCAATCAGTTTCTTGGAAGCTGCGCCGCTCCATTCGTACAGACTTTCAACAGCACCACCTAAACCAGTAGACCAAATTTCATAGCCAGTTCTAAGGTCTGTTGAACCTTGGTTCGGAAAGAAATTATCCATAATAATGGCATCGGTGGGCGGCATTTGCGATAAAGGAGAAAACGCATTCCAACCACCGCTGCCAACCGGGAAGGGATATGACCTATTGGTGCCTGATCTATTTGTGGCACGATTGGTAATAGCCATTATCCGAAATTTCCGTCTGGTGAAACAGGATATGGTATACCAGTATATAAGCCTCCACCATTGGTAGACAATACTGATGCACCTTTTTCCTGAGCGGCCCTATTCTTCCGTTCATTTTCGTAATCTTCCCGGTCATCCGCATAGGCCAGACCCTTGTTGGCCAGGAATCTCCATTTGACGCCAAGCGTCATAATTTCTTCATCAAGAATGCCTGTGTCTGCATCGGCCACCCAATTTGCTTGGCCGACACCTGTTTGTGATTGGCACCACCATGAACTTATATACTCATACCGTATTTCTTTACCCGCGTCCCCAACGCCAGGGACAGGGTCTACCGTAAATGTGGATGCTCCAGACCCAAAAATACGCCAACGTTTATAGGGAATGACGCTAGTAATGCCAGACTTGATAAATTCCCAAGCCTGCGGTGATACCGACCCCATCATCTGCCATCGATTACTGACATCCCAGAAAGTTCTATTAATGGGTCGTAGAAAATCTTCCGGTAATGTATATTGCGCTTGCCCAGCAACCAGGATGAAGCTACCTATCTTTTGCAGAGCCATCCAATCATAAGCCCTTGAAAGAGTTTTGCCTTCTGTATTGGCCAAAGCAATAATTTGCCGAACGCTTTTATCATCTGATGCGAACGCCACGGGTGGGCTAGGAAACCCAGCCCGCAACATGACGTTTTGCACCAGCGTTAAAAGTGACATTAGGCAGTCGCCTTAATAAAGACGAATTTCCAAGCCCCAGCAGGAGGAACTAAAGCCCCAGCCGTAGCATTAACAAAAGCTGCAGTTACGGTGTTTGCAGCGGAAACCCTAGCTGCCAACAATCCGACTCCCGCCGTGGTTCCAGATGGCGAAATAATAACAACGTCTTTTGTGTTTGCTCCCGTGACCGTAAAGTCTTGTTCGGCAACTGTATTGGCAGCAACAGATACCGGCGTTACATCAACAACGATGGGGCGCGGCATCCATTGTGCAGAAAAAGGCGGAGTTCCCAGCAATCCCGCTGCGAACCCGTAAGGCGTAGTAGCCATGTTTTATCTCCTTAAGCCGCTGTTTTGCGACTTGGTTTATCTTGTTTGTCTTGGGATTGAGCCTTCTGCATCGCCAACAATTCATTGATTTGCGATTTCATGTCGCGGATTTCGTCATCACGTGCTTGAATTTCATTCATCAATTTTTCGGTTGGCGCACGCCCAGCAGCCCCTTCTAGGAACATTAGGGCGCGTTTACGCAAATCACGGCTTCCTGGGAATTTAAGCAGGTCAAAATCAGGCATAGACGCAACGTTTTCAACCGTAAAATACCCGATAGCCTCCAATTGCTTGACTGCCCCGGCATCCAATCCGCTTCCTGCCCACATAGTGAGCGGTGTGCCGATCATGGATGCAGACTTGCCAGCCTTAAAAGCCTCCCAAGCTTTAGCGTATTTGACTTCATCCTCGCCCACATACATCGGGCGATCGATTTCGCTTAATCCGCCGCCTGAAACGATTCTGACATACGTGACCGTCTTAAAAATCGGCCTTTTTTCCTCGGTTGATTGATAAGGTTGATGGACACCCTTTTCATAAAACATCACACGGAGCGCTTGATCCGGCGTTAAATTCATTTCCATTCATTCACCTTTAAACTATCTGGCCTTGATGGAACGGCCTGTTAATTTCGATCAATGCCAATCCTGTTGAAGGGGTACCAGTCGTTGTTACAACCTTGGCGTTTAATATCTGTTCACCGTCTACCTGGGCGTCATCAACTGAACCAGGGGTTGCGGCCAATGAGAATACATCTGCCCCAACAACCATTGTGTTTGGCGCCTTAACTGGTACGACGCCTGCAATACAATACCAACCATATTGGCTAGCAACGTTTGCAGACATAGCAACGGCAACAGGGCCAATACCTGCGGTTGCAGGAGACAAGGCCGTTGTTGCAAGGTAGGAATCATAATCGACCATTGAACCCACAACAGTGGACGCAATGCCCTTGAGATAAATATATTCGCCCATGCCGTAGGATGTGCCGCTGGCAGGTGTATGCTCGGCTTTCATAATGGTGCCGAGGGGATGATTTTGCACGGTATCCGTAGTCTGGATATCCTGCATGCCGATCCGAGGATCAACAAATGTGTAAGTAGCCATTCTAAAAACTCCTTATTTTAAGCGATTAATACGCCTTGATAACGTTGACCTGAACAAGTCAAGTTGCCAGCCCACAGCAAATACTGCACGGTTGCGTCTTGGTTGATCGAAGTTATTTTGTCGGATGGTACGAAATTGCGTTGCGCATGCGGACGGAAGAACAAATAATTTGTGTTCAAGAACCACATATGATTGGTACCAGCACCGCCGCCAATGTTACCGTCTGGGATTACCGGAATGCCCTGATACTCAAGGCTTTCAAAACCAGCATTAGCCATCGCTGAATTTTCCTTGGTGACGCGCTGGATCGATTGCATGGATTCTACAAAAAATGAGTAGAAGGTGTTATCGGCAACGATCAGGTCTGGTTTTCCTTCAGCATTCCCTATAGAGATCAAACGGATTAACCGGCTCATATATTGAATGATGTTAGATGCGCTAACAGCAGCCCCGCCATCGGTTACACCAGAATATTTTTTCGGTTGCCAGAACGGCCACAAAGCGCGGTTGATACCGCCGTAAGTTCCAGTCGTCGGGTCATCAGGAACAGCCGCGGCCAAACCATCGATCTGTTTGCCGCCGTTGGCGGTACCATCGCTGTACAATCCCAATGCCACCAGGTTCATTAATGATTTTTCTGCGTTGTCCAACCGGCCGGAAGCCAAATCAATAATCTGTTCTTTGCCAGCGTTTTGCAGCATTTCTAAGCCGGACATGGTCACGGCGGTCGAAGCTTGCTTAATATTGAACTGGGCAGACGTAATAACATCTTGTGCCGCAGTGTTTAAGACATCATAACCACTAAACCACTGGGTGTTGGTATTTTCAGCATACATCAATTCTTGACGGATGACGTTACCGCCGGTGATCTTTTTAACGCGATCCTTAGAGTTAAGGCGGTACAAAAGAGCATTGTTTTTTGTCATGTTATCAGCTAACTTACCAGTGCGTGACCACATGGTAGTCGTGATAATTTCGCTAATGTGTGGATTATTAGCCATCATTATCTCCTATTATAGGTTTGTTAAAGTCTGCCGGTTGAACTCTTATCCCAAACGGCAGACATGATTTCATCAATCGGGCGATCCGACTGCATTTGTGACGACACTTTACCTGATGGGCTGCCGCTCACGCTTGCCCCTGCCTTTTTAGCAGCCGCCGCCTTAGCATTCGATTGCTCGACCTGTTTTGCCTTGGCATCGTTTTGTAAGATTTCTCTTACCTCAGGATTACTCCAAACGACTTTGTCATAAGCCTTTTGTAGAATTTCTTTGTTAGATAGATTTGGATAGGCAGACTTAAAGCCGTACACAATAACGCTCATTTCATCGCGCAATTCTTTATCTGCCTGGATTTTTGCAAAATGCGGATTTTTTTCAGAGAAATCCTTGATATCGCTATCAACTTGCGCTTGACGATTGCGCTGCTGCATTTCTTGGAATTGCCGTTCAACGGCCCCGACTTTGTCAAGAACAGGCTTTAAGGCCGCATTGACAGAAGGATCGATATAGGCATCATCATTTTGTTTCTGTTGCGGTTGCTGCACTGGCTGTGCCTGTTGGCCGTAAGCTGTACGGACATCAATGCCGTACCGCTGCGCTAAGATGGCAATGCCACGTAACGGGTCATTAGACAAATCACGCTCAATATCAGCAATGTTTTTGATATATTCGGAACGGCTGAACCCGGAATTTTTAATGTACGGATCAATAACCGCAAAGGACGCCTCATACTCTTTAACGGTAGTTTTAAGCTTGGAAACGTCATCAATAACAGGGTTTTGTTCCGTTGGTTTTGTGGCCTCAGTTCCTAACTCAGGTTTTTTGCCCACAACATCTGTGGCAACTTCTTTGGCTTCTGGTGCCGCTTCAGCTGAAGCTATTTTTTCTTCAACTGGATTTGCTTCAACCTTTTCAAAAGCCCTTTCCATGTCAGAAACAATAGAACTGCTTTCAGTGGCAACCGCTGGTTGCGTACTGTTTGTTAGATTATCCATTTATTTTCCTTTTATCTGTTTTTTAGACGATCAATCGCCCTTGCCATGTCCATTCGGATATCAGGCATAGGTTCCGGCTTTTTAGGCCGTATTTTCTCATTGCCGACCTCAATAAGGCCATGCTGTTTTAAAAAAGCCTTGTGTTCGCTGCGGCTGCTGATCAATTTTCCGTCAACCATATTATGATAAGGCGTTATATCATTCAAAATGATCGCACTGGTGGTATTGGTGGTTTGTTTTGCCAACCACTCGCTTTTTAACATGACTGTGTTTGTTTCACGGTCTATAATGTAGGTTTCGCGCATTAGTCTATCATTTCTCCTGCCAAGGCATCGGATAAAGTCATTTCCCTGCGATCAAGCCTCAAGTTTCCTCTAGTTTGTTCTTGCTTAATGGCCAAATCGCCTTGGACTTGTTGTTGTTTTAGCTGCAATTCACCGTCTTGTTTCTGCTTTTGCAGTTGCAATTGACCCTCAATCTGCTTTTTTTTCATTTCAACCTCAGGATCAGGCTGTGGTTCTTGTGGTTGGGCCTGTTGTTGCTTCAATTCCTTCAAAGCATCTTCAAAAGACACCTCAAGTGACCTACCGGCCTTAAATCCACGCACGGCAAACATTAAAATATCACCCATAACACCAGATAATTGCGGAACTTGCTGAACCACCGGTATCATTTGCTGCAAGAACGGGCCAATATTTGATAGGAACTCAATCCTTGAATTTTTTTCTTCCTCTTAGTCAATGGCAATCGTGCTGTCGGTTTCGATATCAATCCTAAAGTTACGCATCGGATCATCACGTAGCAATTCCATCACATCATCAATGGTGACCACGTCTGGCGGCTCCGGTTGTTGAGGGGGTGGCGGCGGTTGTTGCCCTGATTGCTGCGCTTGCATTGCCACCTGTTGGTATTGCTGCATTTGCATTTGGAACTGTTGCATCTGCTGCTGATATTGCATTTGCACCTCTTCCCTGGTTGGAAGATTGGTGCCAGACATCTTCATCAAGGTTTCAGGCTGGAATGTCTCTGCAATAACTTCAGCAATCAATCGGATGTTATCACGAGCGAAACGTTGCACTTCGGCCTGTTTATCCTGCAACCGCATGGAACCAAACTTGCCCTTGATCTGTTGGGCAGTGGCTGTCTCATTGGGATTGCTTGATCCACGGATGATATCACTGATACCGGTTATTTCGTAAATCGTCTGCTTAGTTGCTTCGCGTGATTGGTAAAGGGTTGTCAATGCTTGGATGGATGAATCAATGGGCAGCATGGCTAAAGCACCCTGCAATCCACCCTGCTTAGCAAAATCATTCCAATTGTTGTTGACGGGAAATAATTGGTTGTCTGTCCCCTCGGTCAACAATTCAGAGAATGCCGTAAATGCCCCATCATATAGCCCAGTGACCTTGATAGATCGCACAATGTTAGAAAGGCGGCAGGTGACATCGTCAAGCTCGATTGCCTGATCCTGGTATTGAATAAAATCCGGCACCGGTTCAATTTTGTTGGTTGTAAACGTACCGAATGCAGGTCGTGGGCATGGGAAAAACCCATCAAACTTTAAAGGTGGCTCGCGTTGATCTAAAACCTCATCCGGGTTATCCTTGGCAATCCAGTAAACCATATTCTCAGGCTTGCACCAGATTTCGTAAACAGTTGCTTTGTTATATCGGCTTTCAGCATCCAGCTTTGAATCACCTGTGCCTTGCTTGTGGTCAAGCTTTACGGTTTCTCCAATTTTACCAAAACGATCCACTAAGTCTTTGCGGGTCATATAAACACGCCGCGCGACCCAAGACACTTCCTCCCAGGTGCGGCTGTCGCTGTAGAAAAAATCCTTGTAGGTAACGAAATCAGCAACTGCCTGTTCAAACTTTATGACCTGTTGCGGCATTGGTTGCCCATCAGGGCCGATGGCCGGATTATCTTCAATTGTTGGGACGTACCGAACCCAGCTTACACCTTGGCCGTATAGGCTGAATTCGAAGGTGCAATTCTTCATTACGCCGTCAAATCCGTTCAGATCGATCATAGTTGTAGTGGTTTTTTCCAACATTTCAGAAGATATGCGACCAACACGGTCATCATCCTTAAACCTGCGTTCGATTACCGGCCTTGGCATACGTGAATACAACATCGGCAACATGGTCTGCTCATTTGACCAAAGAATGTTGAACCGGTATTTTGATGTGTAGCGGAAAGCCGTGGAGGATGTTGGGACATCTTCGCGTTCGTCACGGTACCGCCTGGTTATGTCATCGCATCGATCGAAGTATTTCTTAAGCCTGGCTTCTGATTTCTTAACTTCATCCAGCCAAAGCTTCGCCTCATCCGCATTTTCCTTTGCAGAGGCTTCAATCATTTGCATTTTTGTTAATTATATCCTGCGGTTTTCGAACCGTTTTGCAGTATGTTTCACAATATCGTTAAACGTTAGGCCATCAGGTTTCTTAGGCTCAACCTTGGGGGCTATTTGCTCGCGCCAAGTTGTTGCCAAATACCTGAAAGCATCGGCTGCGTGGCTTGTCCAGTCGTGCAGTGGGTCAGAACTGTAAACTTTTTTCTTGTCGTCATAGGAACTGCGGTATTGCCGCAATGCCTCAATCCCATCGGCGCACCTTCTAGCATCAAACCAACAATCCGGAAGCGTCTGCCTCACGGCGTTAATGCCGTCGGCCACCTTCATCATCGGTATAAGCCTGGCTTTTATGCCCAATCTTTCCAATGTTTCAACCCGCGTACGGCCAGTTCCCAACTCTCTTACCGTAGCATCATGGGGCAACCAATGGTTTTCGTACTTATATCCTTCGATTTGGGATCTTCGTAATAATTCTGTTGCATAATAATCAAGGCCAACACTGTTTTTTTCCAGGTAATCAATAACGCGCACTTCTTTGGCGTGTATCTGAAAAAACCAAATTGCCGTACTGTCACCTATACCAAGATCCCAAGCGGTATGAACCGGTAATCTAGGCTCGTATATGGTTGCATTGACTAAGCGGCCCTTAGCTTCCAGTTCATTAAGCAATGCACCGTAATAAGCTCCCAGAATAGCAGCATTAAAGTTGCATTCATATTCCTGCTCAAAAGCTCCCTGCGTATCCTTCATATCGCGCCGGGCGGATGCTAATTCTTTTTCAGAGATAATGCCTGTTTCGCTCGCCTTGAACATGAATGCCGACCATTCAGGATCGATGATCCTATTGCCGTCCTCATAAACAAAGCCATTCTTAGCCTGGTCATACAATTCAAAGAAAGCATTTTTTCCCATTGGCGTACCAATAAATAAAACCCAGCCCTGACGATCTGACAAGGTTGGGCGTATAACTTCCGTCCACACTTTCGGACGCATCTGGGCGTATTCGTCAAGCACGACGCCGTCGTAGTAACTACCACGAAGCGCATCAGGATTATCACCGCCAGCAATGGATATTGTGGCTCCATTAGGCAGGATCAGGTGAACCGGATCGCTTTCGTAAACCTTAACCCCTGGTATCTTGGCCGTGTATTCTTTAAAATATTTCCAAGCGGCCTTTTTTGCTTGGCCGTAAAATGGGGTAATGTAAGCATATTCAGGGTTTTTTAATTTGCACTTAAGGGCTTTAGCAATAATCAGGTTTACAGCAAATACGGTTTTACCCGCGCGTCTATGAATAACAGCGATTGCGAACCTAGTTAAATTCTTGTAAAGGAATTGCTGAAGATTGCGGGGAACAAACCCTGTCTTTACTTTTGTCGTGACTATTTTCACTGACACTTAAACTATTCTACTCCGTTTTACCTGTTACTGATTCCCGTGTCAATAGTAAAGTTCGTATTTCTGCAGCAATTTGGTGACAATCTGAATAATCGCCAATCAACCGCCGCAGTTCCAAGCAAAGCCTAACATTTTCAGGGAATTTTGAAATATTCATTTTATATTCTTCAATTAATTTTCTTAATTTTGTAACATCTGTTTCAACGCCGCCTCTATAAACGATGGCTCTGTACGCATCATTTATTGCCTTGGCTCTAGGATAAAACGGAAAATCCAGCGGCCTAGGATCAGGTTGAGCCGTTTCCTTCTTCTTTCTAAACCACATTATTTTTTAACCTTTCAATATTTTTCTCAATCGCCTGTATGTTGTTGTTAGTATCAATGATTGATCTTATTGCTTCCTGTCTATCTTCTGTTATTTGGGAACAAAGTCCGATTAAACTGATACTGCCTTCAGGAACAAATACTTCCAATGCACTTGTATCAGGATTAACTTCTATGAAATTTGAAAGTGGCCCTATTAATTTATCAAATT